AATAGATTTTCTTAGTCACTAGCTGCCCAAACGTTTGCATGATAATCCCAATGTCTACTATCATACAAGTGAAACATCAGTTCATATCCAAACAGCCCCAATGCTAATTTAACGCCGGCATGGTCGCATCTAGTTGTCCAATCAAAATTAAAATGCAATAGATACTCACAATCCTGCGACACTTCAATTTCAAAATGTTTGTGTTTGAATGGCGTGTTCCAATCACGATTGAAAATGTGGTTGAATGACAGCCTAGTGAAAGGATATTCAATTGCAAATTTTAAATTGATCAAACTTTTTCTCCGGCTTCAAAGTCTCTGAAACGTAAAAATCTTGGGAATCTCAAACTGTATGATCCGTCTTGGTTTTGCGTAACTGCATCAGCCTGCACTTCCACCAAGTGACCAAGAAGAGTGTCCCTGCTGTTCCAATACTCATCACGATCGCTATCAGACAGGCCACTACCAACATTGACTCGTATATGTCGTCCATTGTCATCTCCTTCACAGATTATAGCACCCAGTCGGTTTAGATTGCGACCAGTACCTTCTTCAAATCCCACAATGTTCAGGTCAACTGTGATTGTGGGTTTCCATTTCATCCAGTAATCGGTGCGTTTGCACAGGTAAGGTGCATCCATGCTCTTGATCATGATGCCTTCGAATCCACCTTCCACAGCGGCTTCGGCATAGCGTTGCATGATGTCATGTCCTTGGGCTGTGTCCAAGTCCACGTCTAGCCCGTTCATAATCTGGATAGGACCAGTTTCGGGCAACAAAGCACGTACACGTTCCAACATCTCAATGCGTTTGTATTGTTGTGCGTTGTAATGACCTTCCAAGAAACTGTCAAAAGGTATGATGTCAAACACATGATATACCATGCCATCAGTGACAGCATCTGATTTGCGGTGTGCTTGTTTCATCAACTTCTGAAAACTCTCGCCCACAATCTCACCATCCAGTACAAAACGACCACCATGGGGTATATTAAAAAATGCCTTGCGATGCTCTTCTATTGCTTGAGCAATCTGCGGAAAGTTTTCAAACTGTTTGCCATTGCGGCTGTACAATGTAACATCAGTACCTTGTACCACTGCCAACACACGCACACCATCCAGTTTGCACTCCAGACGTTTGATGCCTTTGAGTTTCTTTGGTTGGTCTGTAGAATCTTGTGCCAGTTGGCAAGTAAACACAGGAATCTTCCACTCTGTGTTACCTAGTACTTTGTTCAGTGTTTTCTCACTGATGCCGCATCTCAGGTCTTTGGTGATAACACGTCTGCAGAGATTGTTCCACTCTAAACTGTCAAACTGCTTCATGCATTCCACAATAGCATCTCTGGCACGATGTCCAGTGAATGTTCTTGTGCGCAGGCCTTCCAGCAAGCCCCAAAACACAGGCCAAGGATTGGGTGCGTGTTCAATGCCACTGCTCTCAGGCACTTGTTTGACATGGAATGTGTAGAAAGGATTGTATGCTTGGTAGCAGTTGAACAAGAAACACTGTGCATTGGCACTGCCCAACTTTGAGGCCATCAAGGCTTTTTCAATCACCTTTTCCTTGTGCAGGCGGCTGTCAGAACTTTCAAGATCTCTTATCCAATCAGCCGCCACAGGAATACCGTTGAATTGTTTGTGTGTGAAATCGATGTCATGCATATATTTACAGTGTTACCATGAACTGTTGTAGAATACTTTTAGTCCCAAGAACATTTCTGCTCGGGCTTCTTGAATAAATTTTAGATCACTGGGCTTGTAGTAATCATCAGCACCATCGCCAAAAAAGAATCCTGACGTTGCGGGCAGTCGATCGTTTTGTACTGCATACTCCAATTCATCTAGATCCTCGGCAGTGAGCTCCAATTCAACACCGTTGAAGTTGTCTGTTTCACGTAGTGCATTGCCTTCACGTGCTAACCAGCGCTGAGCCATCCAGCCATGCAGGTTGGGATGTTTGCGCCAGTAAGCCAATTCACGTGGCCGGTTGACATTGGGATTGCGGTGCTCTTTATGATCTGGATCCCACTCAGAGCCTTCGTAAAATTCTTCTTGTTGGCCTGCTCGGGCGGCCACGTATGCGTACATGTCAAGTCCCATGTTTCTCTCCTGTTAGTAATGCAAAGGATTGCGTCTGCGCAGATGTGCTAGAGCAGATTCTTTGCTGTCAAATCTGCCACTGATGGGTGTTTGATGTGCGCCACGCACAATGTACCAACCACCTAAGACGTTGTTGTATACCACTTTCATTATGCGGCCTCCAACATGTTGGCTGGCACCTTCCACAGCACGACACCGTCTTTGACTGTGACATACTTGATGGCAACTTTTGTGACTGTGCCTGTGACAGTGACACCACGTTTGGTGCTGTGAAACTTGACCACGTCGCCTTTGGTGAATGTGCGGATCTTTTCTTTACGAAGTTGTGCCCGTGCATACTGTACGGCACTGATAATGCTTTCTAGTTCGGTGTTGGTAAAACTACCAAACATGATTGCGGAATTGATTTGCTGGATCTCTGTGAGTCGTTCCATTTGCAGGCTCCTTTTGTTACAATATGTTCATATTATAGCATTTTGGCAATTATTGGTCAACCACCAAAACGGTAATACTCAAGTATTACATGCTCCAGAAAGTTTCGCTGGAGGGTGAGCAACAGTTGGGGGTGTTGACATCTTCCAGGAATTCTTTGCCAGTCATGAGATTGGTGCGTACAACCATCTTGGGTGTGTAGTACTTGGTGGCAATGATGCTGAGTTGGTCCGCACTCCAGCCTGCTTTGTTGCACAAGCGAGTCCGTGTTGCACGGGCCGCACCAAAAGTTTTGTAAGCACGGGTTCTGTTGGGACCATCTGTGACAATCATCCCAGTACCTCTAGAAACAATGTAATACATCTTGGCTCCTTTTTACTACAATAACTCTATTATATACAAAATGGAATTTTTGGTCAACCAAAATATGATCACTGCAATCACCAGCAATTCTACCACCGTAAACTTAGTACGATAGTATGCCAGTAATACTTTGTGTTTAAGTTGGTTTACCCGGTTCATGCTGTTATTATAGCATTTGGGCAATTATTGGTCAAGTACTACTCTAGTACTACTTTTTACACTTGTGCCTGGGCTTCGGCCACTGTATACCCGTATTGACTGGTTGACACCAAGGGTGGTACTGCATTGGATTGGCTGGGCACATCTGTGTCTGGGATTATCCCAGCAGATTCAAGTCCTGCTTTGTTACCACCTTCAATCAATGCACCTACCATGGCCTGTCCATACTGGTTGGAGGTATTGGCAATGCTACTCAAAAAATCAAATGCCATGCCCACTTGCCTGTCTTTGCCGTAGCCGGCCAGTGCGGGAATAAAAGCAGTAATAGGTAACTGAGCACCGGCTGTGAGTGTGGCATAATTGATACTGGCTTGTGTTTGGAACGTAGCCTCATTGGCACTGTGTTTGACCATTTCAGTCCAGGTTGTGTTTAGTGTAGTGGTTGCTGTCCCCATGGCGGTGATGGCTGTGCCGATGGCAGCGTCTGCGGCTGTGATCAAGGCAGCAATGGCAGCATCATATGTGGCATAGGTTGGTACGTTGTAAGGAGCAGGAAGAGTAATTGTGGGTGGCACACCGTAAGTGGCAGTAGAGACCAACGTCTTCATATAAGAATATATGGTGTTGAGTGTGGTCAGTGTGCCTGCTGTGAGTTGAGCTGTGATGGTACTGGTAACTGTGGTCAAATCAGTATTGTAAGGAATGCCGGCAGCTGATCCAAAAAAGTCTGTGGTCAAGAATGTGCCATTAGGTCCTGAGCCCAATGCTATGTTGGTAGCATAATACGTGGCCACTGCGGCAGGCACAGGTGTTGTGGTGTTTGCTGCCAATGGCAATCCATTGAGTGTGGTTACTTTTTGTTGTGCTACTCTAGATTCTTCTGCGGTTTGTGTTATTGTGGTCATTGTAGTATAGCCGCCAGTTGTGGTACAGTGGTACCAGATATGCCCTTGACTTGTTGAAATGCAATTTGCAAGGCACGATTGGCCGCGGCATTGGCAGCCGGAATAATTTTTGCCAACTCGTCACAGCCTGTGGGTGTAATTGTGCCAGAGTTAAGTATGGGAGTGATTGCACTGTTGACTGCGCCTGTGGCATCATAAATCAACACAGGACCATTGGGTGTAGGCAATGTCAAACTAAGATAACTGTTGGGGAAAATCATTGCTGGAACCAATAAATCAGCCATGTTTTCAATGTTGGGCACCGTGCAATTTAATATGTCCAGTACATCTTGCAAACAACTTCCAGTTACATTGGTCAAGCCAGGATACGCACGTTTTTGTAAGGTATTAAATTGATTTTCTGTTAGTCCATCAGGATTGAACAAACTTTGTACATTGATGTTTACCAAGTCAGCAATATTTTTATCATTCAGTCCTTGTGCTTTTAATGCTGTGGTCACACAAGGAGTGGTACCATTGAGCATGTCGCCTTGTCTGGCCAGTTGATTTAATAATCCAGCCGGGGTTCCAAAATATTCAAGAGTGTCCAGTGCAAACAAATCACCATCAAGAGCAAGATCTTGACCAAGCGCATTCAAATCCAAATTCACTTTTGTAAGGTTTGCAGTGATCAAATCATTCATGTTGGTAAATGTAGGACCAAGATAGTCGGTGCTGTTGGCGTTGACTGCACTGTTGATCACTGCATTGGTAAGACTGATGTAACCTTGGGCGGCACCAAATGCCTGTGCAAATTTGCTGAAGTCTCCGCCGCCTAAATATGTACTGGCCGAGGTAGAAATAGTTGTAGCATACCCTGCATTGCCCACAGTCCATGAAACGTTGCTGGGCACTGAGTCTCCCAGTGCAGGACAGTAGTTGCCAGCAACATTAGCACCCAGTGTTTTGAGATTGGCCAAAGTGCCAGCTGAAATACTGAGACTGACATTGCTTGCAGCCTGTCCAATGGTATAAATCAAATTGGCTATGGGTGCAAGAGCATTGTAACTGGCGATGTTGTTGGCCAATACAGTATTGGCGGTAATGGCGTTGCCAGAATAAAACCCCACACCTGCTGTGAGTTGTAGTGGTGTTGCTGTTGATTCGGCCATTATGCTGCTCTCACTGTGGCGCTGCCTGCCACTCTAGGGTGACCACAAGTGTCTGAGTCACCATCACGTATCACAGGTTTGCCACCTACACGCACCGAGCCTGACCCACCTGCGGTCACTGCTGAACAATGTATGTCGCATCCAGATTGGCCGCAGCAGGGATGCGGCGACACACTAATACCGGGTACAACTATGGGACGCCCATTTACTCGCACAGATGCCACACCTGACGTGTTGACACCACCTGATGAATTTGGATCTCCTTGTCGTTGTACTGCTGGCATGTTATCCCATTAAAATTGAACTGCGCACAGGTTTGATACCTGTTGTGGCTTCTAAGTAACTGTCCCCTACGTCTTCGCGCACAGGAGCGATCATGGCCACGCTAGATTTATTTACCGTGATTTCTGCCTCAGGATCTGCGGTAAACAAACTGTTCATCAACTGTATACCTTGTTGTCCGGGCACCACGCTCAAGGGTTTGGTCATGGTATAAGTGGTGTCCCCCACTGAGGTAATTTTTGCTACAATTTCTTCACCATAGCCCATGCGCAAGGTGTATGTTTTTCCTGTTTCAATCATTTAATTTCTTTCTAAGTTCGTTAAATCCACCCACGTACTCTTCATCCAAAAAGATTTGTGGCACTGATCTGGCAGTTGGTACTGCTTCTAATAATTGTTCGCGAGTCCAATCGTGACTGATGTTGCGTACTTCGTATTCAATGCCTCGACTTTCCAATAAACCTTTGGCCTGTTCGCAGAAGGCGCATTGGTCTTTTGACCATACTATGGCTTTCATTTGATTTTCCTTTTGGGTTCTATTTTGATAACACATGGTGAATCAATACGATCTGACATGGCTTTGACACCATCTGCCCAGGCGTGCATTTTCACTGACAACCAGTCTAAAAATTGCACTCGCAAGCAGCGATTCTTTTCTTCAATCCGTTCAAACTTTTGCATCACGTTGCGAATATTGTAAAAGTCTTCGGACTCTCTTATTGTAGGATTGGGTTTGTACATATTTTTCCTTATAAATTTGGTAATTCGTCGTAGTCTAACTGGTCAGACATCACGCCGATAACGTAGTTAGTCGACTCTGTCTCTTGCAGTGCAGATTGTTTCTTCGACGTGTCCACATGCTTCATGAACCAAGGAATTGGTGTGCTTCTAGGTGCAGGTTCCAGGTATTTGACGCCGATTTCTTTGAGTGCGCCCACTGCTGTGTAGTCCACAAAGTCTTTGAGGATGTTGGCATTGAGTCCAATCACAGGACCTTTCTGGAACAAGTAGTCCGCCCAGGCTTTTTCTTCACGGATAACATCCAGGTACAACTGATACACTTCGGTTTCGCATTCTGCCTTGGCCTCGGCAAAGCGTGGATCCTCTTTCACAACTTGATTGATGATCCAAGCAGTCCAGTCCTTGTGCAGGATTTCGTCTTGCAGGATCAAGCTGATGATGTTGCCATTGCCGATAAAGATACGGTTCTCTACCATGGCCAATGAAGTAGCAAAACTCACCATGAAACGGAATGCCTCCAAGGCATAACTGGCGTTGAGTGCCAGCCATATGGCCTTGATGTGTGACTCTTCTGGACAATTATTTGGATCGTCATCTGTTTCTTTGATGCAGTTTAATTTATGCAAGTCATCATAGTACTTGCCCACACTTGATGCCATGTCTACAATTTCTTTAGTGTCATGAATGGTGTTGAACACATCCTTGGGCACGTTGTAGATGTTGCGAATGATATGGCTGTAACTTCTACTGTGAATATTTGTTTCAAAGAAACTCCAGTTGTACATCAAGGCTTCCAGTTCAGGTATGCCCACCACAGGAGTAAACACCTGTGCTGGTCCACGACCTTGCAAACTATCCAAGGCTGTTTGACGCAACAAGTTCGATGTGAAAATGTGCCGCACAGTATCTGACGCTTCTTTGAAGTCATTGGCATCTTTGGTCAATGACACTTCTTCGGGAATCCAAAAGAAGCCACGTGCTTCTTGTTCAAATTTCACAAGTTTGTTGTACTTGACTTCTTCAAAACGTTGGATAGTAACAGGACCTGCTGGGTCAAGAAACATCTTGCGATGTAGATAATCTGTTTTGGTGGCTAGGTTGTATTGTGCTTGGCTCATGTTGTTTCCTTTATTGTATATGTTATTTTTCCTGTGTGGAGATCATGTTCCACCATTACTTGGCTGTTGGGTGCATTGATTACAGCAGGGTTGGCTGGTGGTTTCCAATGTCCTGTGTCCAGGTAAAGACAGTTGCTGCCGTGTTGCATGCCGGCTCTGGGCACAATCAACACTGGCTGATCACT